GAAGCAGCTCTTCAGCTAACGGTTCAAATGCTTCCCAAGTTACCTCACCATCTTTTAGCTTTTGCGTAATCTTGAACGGAAACGACGGCTCTTGATTAGGGAATGTGGCGTAAGTGTCAAGAGTGTCTGTCGTTCCAGCAACGACGCACTTAAAAGCAAGCGTATTGTCTTTTGCGGGTTTAGCGCGAACAACGTCGCCAATTGCGTAAGCCTTCTCAGCTTCCCACTTATGTAAGGCGTAGGGATAAGCCATTAGACCTCAAATACTTGAACGAAAGTAGCGTTAATCTCAGCTCGATCAACAAAAGAAATTGTCTTTGTCCACTGCTGGCAAAGAAACTTGCTGCTGGCTGCTTCCCCTGGTGGTGTGTAGTCAAAACTTTGAACCCCACCGCGAGCATCTAGGAATGTTTCAATGGTGTCAGCCTCCGTTTCAGAAACCCGAAAGGTCAGGTTATAGATCTTGGGATTTTGATTGATGCCAAACGTTGCTCGCTGGCTATAACCACTGCCAAAAGCAATTGCACGCACCTGCGGTGCGCTTTGCTTGGTCATCCCTGGTGCGGGATCAAAAGCGGGGAAGGTACTCATTAGCGGGACAATAAGCCTCCAGGTCGTTGTTGCTTGATCAATTCTGCCTGCACAGCCGCTCCAATCAACCCTCCAAGCTGTTTACCGGCACCGCTGTCACCTGAAGCAGAACTGCCTTTGGCATCGACGTTAACGACAACGCTTGTCGCCCCACCTCCTCCTCCACCAAGTTTGTTGTTTGGGACGATATTGCCAGAAGTATTTGGAACGAATAACTCAGGGCCTTTTTCGCCAACCATGTAAGGCGAGCCACCGGAGACGGGACCGCCTTTGGCCTTAGGCGTAAACCCTCCGAAAGGGCTAAGCATTCCGCCTCCTCCAATCTCTGCGCTACTACCAAACATTCCAATGCCGCCGCCTCCCATGCCAGCAAACGCTCTAGCTATGCCAATAGCCATGTATTGAGCAATCATTTGCTTGGCAACATCCATCAACATGTCAGAAATTGTTCGCAAGAAGTCTGCAAAAGCTTGTTCCGCAGTCTTTGTTCCCTCAACGACAGAAGATAAACTATCAAACAAAGAGTTAGTTACAGGCACTGTAAGTGCCATTGCTTCTGTAAATCGAGCTTGAGCCAAAGCTGCCTCATCGACAGCCGGTTGGTACTTCTTATACAAGGCAATTTGATTTTCAAGCTCAACTGCTTTATCAACTAATGCCAGTTTTTCTTTTTTACTAAGGTCCGTACCAAATTCAAAATTAGCGTACACAATATCCAGTTCTCTGTTCATGGCACTAAGAGATTCTGTGTACCGTGCCGTCTGCTCAGCCTGCAGTTTTCTACTTTCACCAAAAACCGGGTCAAGCAGGAATGTTTCATTTTCAAAGGGGCTGGTGGCCCGAATTGCTTGCTTTGCGGACGTTTCCGCATTCATCTGTTTAAGTATTAGAGCTTGAGATTTAGTGCTGCGTTCTAGCTCAAACGCTGCGTCTGCTTGTTTCCTAAGCGTTGTTGCATTATCCCTTGCCGCTTGAGCTTCAATTAAAGCAAATCTGGCTACTTCTTTTTTAGTCCGAAGAACTTCCTTCTGGGTCGCATTGCTTTCAGTTTCAAAGTTCAAAGAGGCTTTATCAAAAGCAATTTGTGCTTTATCAATATCTACTATTGCTTTAGCTTCAGCCAAACGTCCTCTTATTAACTTTAAAGATTCTTGCTCGATCAATGCTGCGTCTTTTGCAAGTTTTACTTCTCTTTCTCTAAAATTTGCGATAAGGGCAGCAGCTCTTATCTCTTGAGCTGTCTTTAAAGGTTTTTGTTCATTACTTCTCCTAGCTAAAGGCCCAGCACTTACTGTCGGTTTAGTTTGATTTTTCGAAAACTCTTCAGTACCGTCAGACCTGAAAACAACTCCTCCAATAGCTTTTAGTGCTTTAATAATTGGTCCTCTTTCTTCTTTAAAAGCGACTATTAATTTTGTCAAAAGTGTCATAAAGTTAATAAGCCCTCCAGAAGCCATCACCGCGCCAGCAAGTTTTAACTTCTTAAACGCATTGTCAAATGCTTCAGTTTGTTTCTTAAACTCCTGAAGCTCTCCCTTGTTTAATCCAAGAGATGACAACTCCTCGTCTAATGTCTCAAGGGCGAGAGATGAAGCAACCGATGAAAGACCTATTGCTTCCAGCTCTTTTATAAGACCTTTAGTCGCCGTCCCTGAGACAGGCAGCGCATCAGTAAGTGCTTGAAGGTTTTTTGTTGGGTCTTCTAAAGCTTTCCCAAGCTCTAACGCGGCTTTAATCATCGCGTCGAATATTCCGCCGACCACTGAACCCGCAATTCCTCCGGCGAATGATGCGCCTTTACCTATAGACCCTCCAATTCCCCCGCCTATACCACCGCCAAGCGCGGAAAAGCTCGGGCCTCCAAATAGCAGAGGAAAACCACCACCCAATAAAGCGCCTTGAAGAATACTCCCAGATCTTGTGCCTCTAGCACCTGCAGAACTTGTTCCTCCTTTCTTTCGCTGCTTTTCCTGTTCTGCAAGAAAAGCAGGGCTACCTGGCATTGTTTTGGTTCCACCGATTGGAGAGCTTAGCTGTTTTCCTGGATTCAAATAAATAGCGTTTATTTCTTCTAAAACACGTAACTGCTCTTCTAACTGAACAGTAGTTAAACGCGCCAGGTCGGTTTGTTTTTTAGAGTTTTGGTCAGCAAGCCTGAACCTTAAAGTCTCCACTTCAAGCAAATCGCCTTGAGAAACCCCTATTGCCCTTAACTGCTTTACTCGCTGATCGTAACTTTTTCCCACTGCATTTTTGGCTGCAACTCTAGCTTGAGCCAAGTCAGTACGATTTATTTCTCGTTGAGTTGCAAGAATTTTTTCTAGCTCACTATTTAGTGACTGCTGAATACCTACATTCCTTTTGTTTGCGTTTGCCGCTGCAAGAATGTCTTCTACTCTGTTCCCTCTTTCGTTTCCTGGCTGGACCCCGGCACGTTTTAAAGCTTTTTGGAGGTTTGCTTGGCGCTCCAAGGCGGCATTCAGCCTTCCTGTTTTTTGTGTTCTTCTGTCTGTTTGAACGATTACCTGCTTATTGGCGCGTTGGACTTCTTTTTGAATTTTTACTTGCTCGGTAAGAGCATTGTTTTGTTCAATAACCGCATCAACTGGGCCTTTGCTTGATAAATCTTTTTTTAGCTTGTTAAAACTTGCTTGAATCTTTTTAACTAACTGAGTAGATTGTTTAAGAGCCTGTTCGGCCTCTAGCCTGACCTGGATAATAGCTGCATACGTTTGTGCCACGGATCAGCTGAAAACTGTTCTACCACTTTACCTGCGCCTGCGGGCTTTTGCTAATTCCTTCTCCTGATCTTCGTTCAAAATTTTAAAATATGCGCTCCAGCCCAAAACCTCTTCTGCTGTCATTGTTGACCGTAGCTCCGACAAGCTCATGCCAAGTTCTTTGGCGATACCAAACTGCAGCATGAGCCAGTTATCCTTCCGAAGCTCGGCTCCTAGGATTTTGGGTCGATTGCCTCTTCTTCGTCGCTATTGATAATGGCAAGCATTAAAGACTGCAAGTCCTTGTCTTTGACCTCGTTCTTCAACACATCAATTTCACCAGCTAGAAACAAAGACTCCCCGAGCTCGTCTTTTGCCTTTGCAATCAAAAGCTGCAAGGCAAACGCACTTGCATCATCCGATCCAGCACGTTTTTGAGCACGCTCACGCTCTGCCATCGTCATGGGAGTGACCCACATCTCAAACTCAGTCTTATCTGAAAGAGTAACTACTCTTTTTGTTGCCTCTAGGTTTGCGGCTTTTTTAAGACGATCAATGGCGCGTAATGCCATGAGTTGCAACTAATTGTGTTACTAGGCTAGCACTAAAAAAGCCCCTAACAATGTCAGGGGCCTCTTTATTGTCGATCGACTATCAGCTCTTAGCGAAGTCGAATGTAGGAGCTGATGTTGGGCGGAAGTTAA